ATTCGAAGATAATACTACTTTGGTTGTGGATAGATTAATTGCAAATGCTGTATTAAAGATGTATGAAGCATTAACAGATAATAACAAACAAAAAGTTTTTGAAATGGCACAAAAAAGCAAACACCAGTTTAAAGAAATTGTTGAGTTTGCTAAGAAACATGTAAATTAAAGGATAAAAAATGGCAAACGATTTTTCATATCAGGTTTTAAAGGACACCAATACACACACTGTAATTAAATTTACAGGTTTCTTTGATGGCGTATCTGGTGAAGAGGCCAATACCGCAAGAGTTCGAGCAAATTCATTGTTTGGTGCTTTAGATACGTCACGTGCAAATTTATTGTCATCAACCTCAAATACAGGTTCATTAGCTTATCACGGATTATCGGTAAGTCGTGTTTGGTGGACATCAACCATTCCATCACCTGGACATTTGAATATGTATTGGACTTCAGATACGGGCCCATCCATTATGAGAATATCAGAAGGTTCTGGTTCATATAATGATAATGGTAATATGATTACTATACCAAATAATTCTAGAGGTCAAGCAAACTCAAATGGTAACATTGGTTTCTACACACATGCCGCAAATGTAAATCACGCATCTTATACTGTTGTTATGGAATTACGTAAAGATAATTACGATTACAGTCGTGGTCAAGATAGAGACCCAGCCGCATTCAATTACGGTGATTATGGAATGACACCATAAGGATAAAAAAATGAAACTAATTAAAGAAGTCAACGAGTCTGTAAGTTACATCACCGAAGAAGTTGAAGGTGGTAAAAGAAACCTGTTCATTACAGGTCCATTTTTACAAACAGAACAAAAAAACAGAAATGGTCGTATCTATATGCGTGAAGTAATGGAAAAAGAAGTATCTAGATATACTGACCAATATATTAATAAAAACCGTGCCTTTGGTGAATTAGGTCATCCTGATACGCCTTCAATCAATCTTGACCGTGTATCTCACATGATTGTGGATTTACATCAAGAAGGGAATGATTGGATAGGCAAAGCAAAAATTCTTGACACACCTATGGGTAACATTGCTAGGAATCTAATTGAAGGTGGCGGCCAATTGGGCGTATCTTCACGTGGTATGGGTTCCATCAAACAACAAAATGGTGTTAACGTTGTTCAAGATGACTTCTATCTAGCCACAGCGGCAGATATTGTGGCAGACCCCTCTGCACCTGATGCTTTTGTAAGAGGCATTATGGAAAACAAAGAATGGATGTTAGTTAATGGAGTTTGGACAGAAATGGACCACGACATAGCAAAACAAGCAATTAGAAAAGCTAGTCGTAGAGAAATTGAAGCTGTTGCAGCTCAGATATTTGAAAACTTCATCAAAAAATTATAATATTATAAATAAACAATACAAGTCCAAGGAGATTTTTAAAATGACTACAAAACTTAATCTTTCCGAAGCAGCCGCTGAAATTCTAGGTGGTAACGTTTCGTCAAAAAGAGGCGGACAAGATTCTTTCGGTTTAGGTAAATCTTTAAACGCAGCGGGTGTAGCAACTAGTGTCGTAGACCTAGGCGCAGCACTTACTAAAACAACAGATGCAACACCAGACGGTACTAAAGGTGGCCCATCAGCAGTTGCTCCAGGTAAAACTGGTGTAGGTAAACAAACTGACGGTGTTGGTATCTCTAAAGCTAATGGTCCTGCTGATTCAGAAGGCCGTGGTGATTTAGATTCAGTTGAGCAAGATGCTGATTCTAACGATACTATTCGTGACCGTAAAGCAGGTAAAAAACCAACTCAAACTATGGCTAAAAATCCAGGTGCTACATTCCAATCATATGGTGAAGAAACTGAAGCTAATGATAGTTTGATTTCAGAAGAAGATTTCGATTACGATTCTTCAGAAGATGTTGATGCTCTTTTAGCTGGCGAAAACTTATCAGAAGATTTCAAATCTAAAGCTCAAACAATTTTTGAAGCTGCCGTTACTGCTCGTGTAATGACCATCGCTGAAAAAATTGAAGAAAAAATGAATGTTCAATTTGAAGAAGCTGTTGACCAAGTTAAAGAAGAATTAGCTGCTAAAGTTGATGACTACTTGAACTATATGGTTGAAGAGTGGATGACAGAAAATCAAATCGCTATTGAAAAAGGTCTACGTGCTGAAATGGTAGAGAATTTCATTGGTGGTCTTAAAGATTTATTCTTAGAGCATTACATTGATATTCCTCAAGAAAAAGTTGATATCGTTGAAGAGTTAGCTGAAAAAGTTACTTCATTAGAAGATGAACTAAATGAACAAATCAATAAAACTGTTGAGTTGAATAAAGAACTTAACGAACATAGAAAAGTAGAGGCTATTTACGCAGTATGTGAAGGCCTGACTCAAACCCAAGTAGAAAAAATTGCTGCACTTGCAGAAGGTGTTGATTTCACTACTGAAGAAGATTTTACTGGTAAATTGGAAATGATTAAAGAATCATACTTCCCTTCTACTATTAAAGTTGCAGACCAACAAGAATTTTTAGATGAGAGCGTTCATTTCGATGACGAACCAGAAACAGCGAAGATTGCTGATGCTGAGATGTCAATGTATGCACAAACAATTTCTAAAACCTTGAAAAAATAATAATTAAAAAAGAAAACTAAGGAGCTATAATGTATCTTTCAGAAGAATTACAATCCAAATGGCAACCAGTTTTGGAGCATCCAGAACTAGACGCTATTAAAGACCCATATAAAAAGGCTGTAACCGCAATGGTTCTTGAGAACCAACAAAAGGCCATCCTTCAAGAGCGTCAACAACTTAACGAAACCAATGACGGTCCTACAAACTTAACCGGTGGTGTAAAAAACTACGACCCAATCTTAATCTCATTGGTTCGCCGTGCTTTACCTAACTTGATTGCTTATGATGTTGCTGGTGTACAACCAATGACAGGCCCTACTGGTCTTATCTTCGCAATGCGTGCCCGTTACGACAGTCAATCTGGCGACGAAGCATTCTTTAACGAAGCTAACACAGTATTCTCAGGTAACGTATCTACATCTAACCCATACGGTTTCGGTGGTACAGTTGCAACTGATGCTAATACTAACCCATCTGCTTACGGTAACATCAACCAATCAGTGAACGGTTCTAACACATTCACTTCTGGTATCGGTTTAACTACTGGCGCTGCAGAAACATTGGGTGCTGATACAGGTATTCCTTTCCAACAAATGGCATTCTCAATCGAGAAAGTTTCAGTTACAGCTCAAAGCCGTGCTTTGAAAGCTGAATACTCACTAGAACTTGCTCAAGATTTGAAAGCTATCCATGGTTTGGATGCTGAAACAGAGTTGTCAAACATCTTGTCAACAGAAATCTTGGCAGAAATCAACCGTGAAGTTATTCGTACTATCTACGCAGTTGCTAAAGCAGGTGCTCAATACGGTACACAAACTGCTGGTATTTTCAACTTAGATACAGACTCTAACGGTCGTTGGTCAGTTGAACGTTTCAAAGGTTTGATTTTCCAAATCGAACGTGATGCTAACGTTATTGCTAAACAAACTCGTAGAGGCAAAGGTAACGTTCTTATCGTTTCTTCTGACGTAGCTTCAGCTCTTGCTATGGCTGGTGTGTTACAATACACTCCTGCTTTATCTGCTGATTTACAAGTTGACGATACAGGCAACACATATGCTGGTCTATTACACGGCCGCATCAAAGTGTATATCGATCCATACTTCGGTGGTTACACAAGCAACAACGAATTAGTTACTGTAGGTTACAAAGGTTCATCACCTTATGACGCAGGTATTTTCTACTGCCCATACGTACCTCTACAAATGGTTCGTGCAGTTGACCAATTCACATTCCAACCAAAAATCGGTTTCAAAACTCGTTACGGTATGGTTGCTAACCCATTTGCAGAAGGTGTTTACTCATCTTCTACAGGTAATGGTCGTTTAGTTACTCGTAGCAATGTTTACTACCGCATTTTCCAAGTTGCGAACTTGATGTAGTCGAACTAAGTCACCAATAAGAGTGATACTAAGAGAGGGACTTCGGTCCCTCTTTTTTTATGCGTATAAATAGTGGATACAAGGAGATTTAATATGGCCACACCAAATGTATTAACCAGACAACCACAGAATACTAGTTTATTACAATCCACAAAATATATTTTTGTGATGCCTCGTATTAATAACGTACAGTATTTCTGTCAGTCGGTTAACTTACCTGGCGTATCATTACCTGAAATGCCTAGACCAACGTCTGTTGTTGATTTGTATGTACCAGGTAATAAAATGGTATACAATAGATTAGATGTTACATTTTTAATAGATGCTGAATTAAAAGCATGGACTGATATTCATGATTGGATGAGAGATTTAACTACACCAGTTAAGAATGAAGAATATGCCAATCTATGGCGCAGAGAAACTATTATCAATTCTAAACAAATGGCACAATACGCTGACGGAGTATTAACGGTTATGTCTAGCCTAAATAATCCTAAGTTCAGAATTAAATATCAAAATATGTTCCCTGTTTCTTTATCTGACATTCAGTTTAAAGCTACCAATTCAGTTGAAGATACATTAACTGCATCGGTTTCATTTAGATACGATTTCTTTGAAATTGAAAAATTGGACGCTTGACACACCTGTAAGTATTTGTTATAATTAGATAATTTGTTTTTGGAAGTAAATAATGCAAACTCTTGACGAAATAATTCAATTATGGAAAAAAGATTCTGAGATTGATATCACAGAACCATCCAAAGAAATATTGAACATACCTAAAATTCATAGTAGGTTTTTAACTATTATGACAGACCATAGGGTGGCCTCTAAAAAGGCCATCTTCAAATATAATAAACTCAAGCGTAAGAAATGGGAATATTATACCGGCAAAATGTCCCAAGAAGAACTGGAAGCAGAAAATTGGGAACCGTTCAGATACACTCTAAAGTCTGACGTTACTACCTATCTGGAATCCGATAAAGATTTGGTGGATTTATTGATGAGTAAATCTTACCATGACGAATGTGTTTCGTTGTGTGAATCTATTCTTAAAGAACTTAATAATAGAACATGGCAACTGAAGGAACATATGCAACATGAGAGGTTCATTCAAGGTGCCAGATAAATTAATAGTAACAAAGAAAGACGAAGTATATGCTAAGATTATTTGTGAAAAACATGTAGCTAAAGAAATCTCTGAATACTTTACTTTTATGGTGCCCGGTCATCAGTTTACTCCTGCGTTCAGAAACAGAATTTGGGATGGAAAAATAAGACTGTTTAATTTGTCAACCTCACAAATTTATCTTGGATTATTGTCGTATTTACAAAATTTCTGTGTTGAACGTGAATATGAATTCGTATGTGAATTAAATTTAACTGATGATTATCCAGTATATCACGCTAAGAAATTTGTTGATGAACTTCAATTACAATCTCGCGGCCAAGATATCGAAGTTAGGGATTATCAGTTAGATGCTTTTGTTCATGGTATGCGAAACCATAGAAACATGTTATTATCACCAACAGCCTCAGGCAAATCATTAATCATCTATTTGTTTGTTCGTCAGCTTATACAATATAAAGGCCTTCGGGGTCTTATCATTGTGCCAACTACTTCTTTAGTAGAACAACTATATTCTGATTTTCAGGACTACTCATCTAAGAATAATTGGGATGTGGAAGATAATGTTCATAGAGTATATCAAGGTAAAGACAAACAGACAAATAAAAATGTTGTTATTTCCACTTGGCAATCACTTTACACATTACCAAAAGAATACTTTGAACAATACCAATTCATAATTGGTGATGAAGCACATTTGTTTAAAGCCCAATCTCTAACAACTATTATGACTAGTTTAATCAATACTCAATATAGAATTGGATTAACTGGTACATTAGATGGAACTAAAACGCATAAACTTGTGTTGGAAGGATTATTTGGTCCTGTTCGTAAGGTAGTTTCAACTAAAGAATTAATGGATTCAGGTCAGGTTGCTGACCTAGAAATTAAATGTTTGGTGTTAAAACATGATGATGACATCTGTAAGTTAATGAAAAAATCTAAGTATCCAGAAGAGTTGGAATACTTAATTTTTAATGTGGCAAGAAACAAATTTATTCGGAACCTGACACTATCATTAGACGGTAACTCATTGATTTTATATCAATTTGTTGACAAACACGGTAAAATACTGTATAATATGTTACAAGAAGCTGAGAAATTAGGAGACCGTAAAGTCTTCTTTATTCACGGTAAAGTAGATGCGGATGCTAGAGAAGAAGTTAGACGCATTATGGAAAAAGAAACAAATGCAATTGTGGTAGCTTCATACGGTACATTTAGTACCGGTATTAATATTAGAAATCTACACAATGTAATATTTGCTTCACCAAGTAAAAGTAGGGTGAGAAATCTGCAATCGATTGGCCGTGGTTTACGACAATCAGAAGGCAAAACAGTGGCAACATTATATGACATTGCTGATGATTTAAGGCATGGTGAACATACCAATTTCACTCTTAATCACTTTACGGAAAGAGTCAAAATATATAATGAAGAACGTTTCAAATATAAAATTTATAAGATTGCATTAAAACGATGAATATTGAAGATATTAAATTAGTTAGATTTAAAACAGGTGAAGATATTATTGGATATGTTTCTGATATTAATGATGATAAAATTAATATTAAATTTCCAATGGTAGTTATTACTGATGATGTTAATGGCCAAAAAGCTTATGTTATGGCCCCTTGGTTACCACATCAATTATATAAACTCAATGAAACTAGTATATGGTCAAATGATGTTATGTTTGTTGCTGACGCAACAGATGTATTCGTTGATTATTATAAAGAAATGGTAGTTAAATTAGAAAAATACATTACCGCTTCAGAGATTATGGAACACATGCAAGATGAAGAAGAGTTGATTGAAGCTCTTATTGAGAAGGATTCTAATGTTGTCCATTAGGTCTTGGTGTAAATCATTTCATACGGAACATAGTGAATTATACATACTGTCAAGCGCTTTGTCAAGCGTAATATGGAGAAATTATGGCAATTAAAACAAAAACACCTAGAGCAAAGAAGAATTACATTAATAATGGAGACTTTTTAAACGCTTTGGTTGAATACAAGAAACGAAAAGATACAAATCCAAATGAACCAATACCAAATTATATTGGTGAATGCTTTATGAAAATAGCTGAAGGATTGTCACATAAACCAAATTTCATCAATTATACTTACAGAGAAGAAATGATTGGAGACGGTATTGAAAACTGTTTAATGTATTTTGAGAATTTCAATCCTGATAAGTCAAAGAATCCTTTTGCTTATTTTACACAAATTATTTACTTTGCTTTCTTACGAAGGATTGCTAAAGAAAAGAAACAAACGTATATTAAATATAAAGCTACAGAACAATTTGGTATATTAGATGAATTTGAATTGATGGAAATGGAAGATGGTACAACCAGACAATTTGCTTTGTATGACAATCTATCTGAATTTATAGAGAATTTTGAAATAACTCAACAAACTAAGAAGAAAAAAGTGGCAGTAAAGAAAAAGGGGCTTGAACATTTCATTGAAGAGTGATATAATGTTGTTTAATAATTATATATTAGGAGTAACAAATGGCTAAAGAAGTAAAATTTGGAATTGATGTTCGCCAGAAGATGGTAAATGGCGTGAACATATTAGCGGATGCCGTCAAGGTAACCTTAGGTCCTAAAGGACGAAATGTTGTATTAGATAGACCTTTTGGTTCACCACACATCACAAAAGATGGTGTAACCGTAGCAAAAGAGATTGAACTTAAAGACCGGTTTGAAAACATGGGTGCTCAATTGGTTAAAGAGGTGGCTTCCAAAACGGCTGACGTGGCCGGTGACGGAACAACTACCGCTACTGTCCTTGCGCAAGCAATCATTCGTGAAGGTATGAAGTCAGTTGCCGCTGGTTGGAATCCTATGGATTTAAAACGTGGTATCGACCAAGCTGTTGCCGTGGCCATTGAATCTTTAGCAGAACAATCCAAACCTTGTACTACATCGAAAGAAATTGCACAAGTTGGTTCTATTTCTGCCAATTCAGATAAAGACATTGGTCAAATCATTGCCGATGCCATGGATAAAGTGGGCAAAGAAGGTGTCATTACAGTTGAAGATGGTTCTGGATTTCAAAACGAACTAGCTGTAGTTGAAGGTATGCAATTTGACCGTGGATATCTATCACCTCACTTTATTACCAATCCAGCTAATCAAACAACAACATTTGATAATCCATACATTCTATTATATGACCGTAGAATTTCTGCTATTCGTGACTTGTT